TACTGTTGGAGCACAGCCTCCTAGAGGTTCTTTTGGCGGCCCAGCAGGAATTGACAAAGGGTATTACGCTGGAAGACCTTACGTAGATTACATTCAGACAGACGAAGGCACTGTAGCAGTAGACCAAAACGGAAATGTTGTAAGCGGCGGAATGGGTCGACAGCAGCAAGGAATGGTGTCTACTCAACCTGTTGGTGATGCTGTGCCTGTATCTCAAGAACAGCAGCAAAATCAAAATTTTATGCAGCTATTGCAATCTCTTGGGTTAGAGGCTTTGTTAAATTTATTTCAACCTACTGTTTATGGGCAGGGAGGTGCGCCAACTCAGAGCAGCGGAATGTTTGGTATGCCAGAAAACTTTGGCGTAGCCCCAACTAATGTTGGATATTTGCCTCCTCAAGTTGTTTCATTAAATCCTGCTGATATACCTTATCAGTCTGTAGCTCAACAATCTGGAATGCTGAACCAAATCTAAGGTAAGTATTAATGGCTGAAGAGTTTGTAACAGAAGAAGAGTTAGTTAACGGAGACCCAGAGTTATCCGGGACTAACTACGACGAAATGCTTGACATTATTATGGGCAATGAGTTTATGCGTCGCCCAGATGTAGAGTCTGGCTGGACTACAACAGAGGATGGTCAGGCAATTACAAACTATGAAGCCATGTCTAATGAAGAGCGCAAAGCTGCTTGGGACGAATGGTACAACGCTGCCGCAGAGTATGGTGTTGAAAACCTTAATGGCTCTGAGCTTATGGCATATGTTGCTACTGGATACAGGCTTGGGTATTTAACAGCAGAAGAAGCTGATGAGTATTACGATCAAGCATGGTCAGAAATGTCAGCAGCAAATGGCTGGGAGCTTCAGGATGACGGTGTTACATGGCGCAAAGAAACTGAAGGTGGCGGCGGGCGTACTATTGTAGAAACACGCACACAGCCTAGTTTTGCTGATGGCGACTTTGGTGGGTCTGGAGCTTGGGATGGAAATATAGGCGAGAGTCTTGGCCCCGGATCGTGGACTGACTATGGTTTAAATCCGCTTCTTTCTCAAGAAAATTACACCAGAGTAGTCGAGGGCGCTACAGGTCTTCAAGGTCTTGTAGATACAGTGCTATCCGACATTATGCCTGTTGCAGTTAAAGCTACGCTGACTTGGGCTACAGGTCAGGCATTAGGGCCATTGCTTACAAACGCCTTAGTAGGTGCCGGTGTTCCAGCAGGAGTGGCATCTTCTATAGCAACGGGTATAGCTTCTCAGGCTGCCAATGTTTTGATGGAAGGTGAGTTTGATATAGCTGGTGCATTGATAGCCGGAGCAGGCGAGTATTTATCAACACTTGAAATCAACGAAATCCTTGGTGAGGCCGAGGGCGTATTCACCGAAATAACAGAACAAGTTGATAAGTTCCAAGAGCTAATCAGCACTGGTAATAGCATAGCAGATGCAGCTATACAGGCCGGCGGAGTCAATATGTTGGCTCAGTTTGCGTTAACCGGCGACGTAGATATGACGCAGGCATTAGCTGCTGCAATTGGCGCTGGTGGCAAACAAGCATTGGATGAATTTGCTCTTAGTGCAGACCTGACTGAAGACGAGCTACAACAATTCTTTGCCGAAGACGATGAGCTACAACAGGCCGCAATCGACGCAGACATAAAAGATCCATTCCTAAACCCTAATTACTCTACTGTGGGTGATGGCTTGATGGTTGACGCAGATGGCAATGTGTTTAACTACGACGGCGAAAACATGGGGACTATGGATGAGTTAGACACCAATAACGATGGAATGCTTACTGGATCCGATCTGCAAGAAGTTGGAGATACCGCAGAGTTTAACCAGCAATACGCTCCACCAGAAACTACAACTAGCCCCACTATATTTACACAAGAATGGGCTGACGAGCGTTATGCTGGTATGTCTGAAGCTCAGATTAGAGAACAGATGGATAGGGACGGGTTTAAGAAAGAGCAGATTGAGGCTTATATCAGCACCCTTCCTGATATAGACACAACAACTATCAATCACGCAGGCGGCTGGACTGAAGACACATCACAACCTTATACGCTTAATTACAGGGATGGACGCCATTACGTTGTTTCTAATGGATATTTAAAAGCTATTACGGAAGAGCAGTACACAGATTTGTATGCTGATCTTCAAGATGGTACCGCTTCGCTTGACTCGCTAGAGCAATATGGCGTTGGAAATCCCGGATTGTCTGGTGGCGGTGAGGTAGTTACTGGGGTTAATCCAATTACTGGAGAGGGATCTTTTGATCCACAAAGCGATTGGATTTCGCTAGATCCAAGCGAGGAGCAGGTTGGAGGTCAAATTGAGTTTACAGAAGAGCTTGTAGAGCCTGAGCCTGTTGAGCCTATTGAAGAAACTAAAACAGATGAGCCTGCGCCAGACCCCCTTGAAAGCGAATATGAGCAGCTTGAAGGCGCTACTGGAGAGCCTGCTACTGGAGCAGAGCCGGGAGGATCAAGCCTTGAGCAGCTTACTGAGGAGCTTCAGCAGGCAATAGCCGCTGGAGATTTTGAGCTTGCAGATGAAATATCACAACAAATTGACCAACTTGAAGCAGATCAGCAGTTTGACGACTTGCAGCCAGAAAGCGCGTTTGAAGACGAAAAAGAGTCTGGAGACGTTGTAGATGCAGATGGAACTATCCAACAACCTACAGGTGGCCCAACAATAGATATTCCTATGCCTGCTGATAACAGGACGGAATGGCAAAAAAACAAAGATTATATTGTTGAGAAGGTAAACGCTGGAGAAGCCACAGAAGGCCAGCAAGAGTGGTATGACAGGTGGATAGAGTCAGGCAGTCCCGAAACAAAAGATGGTATGTCCTCCGGCACTGGTGCTGGCGAAACCCCTGCAACTGGTGACGGGGGAGGCATTGTAGGTGATGGCGAAACAGGCGCTCCCGGAGAAACAGAACAGCCGAATGTTATTGGAGTTGGTGGGCCTACGATTGGCAGCGGGCCATCTCCAGTACCTATGCCGGGAATGTTTGACCAAGGCACAGGGGATCCTGACATTGGCCAAGGGCCGGGAGGAACTGGGGAAGGCGGAGAGCCTGAAGAAGGTATGCTTACGCAGCAAAGCGATTTTAGTATGCCGGAATTTAAACCGTTTAATTTCAGCCTAAACTACCAGACACCAGAAATGATGCCGATTATTCCTTCCGGACAAAAAGATTATTCAAGAGAACTTGACGGTATAATTGGTCGAAGTTTGTTTAAGGGCATTATATGACATATTTAGAATTGGTAAATAATGTGTTAAGGCGTATGCGGGAAGACGAAGTATCTACCGTAACTGAAAACACATACAGCAAGATGGTAGGCGATTTTGTTAACGATGCCAAAAACCAAGTAGAAGCAGCGTGGGACTGGTCTGGTCTTAGAACTACTCTTACAGTAACCACTTCTGCTGACATTTTTAACTACGTACTTACAGGGAGCCAAAACCGTGTCAAGGCGCTCACTGTTATTAACGATACCTCTAATGTTTTTATGGAGTACCGTCCAGCTACATGGTTTGATGATAACTACCTAAACAAAGACCCCATTAGCGGCTCGCCTCAGTATTACACGTACAACGGAGTTAACGGCAACGGAGATACTCAAATAGACGTATACCCCAAGCCTGACGGTGTTTACGCTATTCGTTTTAACTGTGTATTTAGAAACCCTGAGCTAAGTGCCGATGCAGATAAATTGGTTATTCCTTCTGCTCCAGTTATTCATTTAGCTATTGCCCTGTTAGCTCGTGAACGCGGTGAAACTGGAGGAACATCAGCACCAGAATACTTTGCTATAGCTGATAACTATTTATCTGACGATATTGCTCTTGATGCTCAAAAGCATCCAGATGAAACCATTTGGTATGCTCCATAAGGAACAATAATGGCCCAGCCTTTACAGAGTATTAACTTAGTAGCTCCAGCGTTTAAGGGAATCAACGACGAAGACTCCCCGTTAGCGCAGGATCCTTCGTTTGCTGAAGTTGCAGACAATGCAATTATTGACAAGCGTGGTCGTCTTGGTGCGCGACAAGGCATCAACCTAATTACTTCAGACAAGACTGAGCTAGGTTCTGATCGTATTCACAAGATCCATTACTTCTACGATCAAGATGGTAACGAAAAGTTATTCAGCACAGGTAACAACAAGATCCTGTCAGGTACAGCTACCCTTGTAGACGAGACTCCTGCCTCTTATACAATTACGGCTAACAACTGGAAGATGGTTAACTTTAATGACCACTGTTATTTCTTCCAGCGTGGTTACGAGCCGCTTGTATATAGCAATGCTATAGGCACAGTTACCAAGATGTCGTCCGTGGCTGGAGCCTCTGTTGGTACTGACCAATACTGCCACGAGGCGTTAGCTGCTTTTGGTCGTCTGTGGTGTGTAGGTACTGCAACCAACAAAACTACTATCTACTGGTCTGATTTGTTAGTAGGGCATAACTGGACTGGCGGCTCTAGCGGATCTATCGACATATCTAAGGCATGGCCTGATGGTGCAGATGAGGTTCGAGCACTGGCAGCCCACAACAACTCACTGATTATTTTTGGTGAGCATAGCATTGTTGTTTATGGAGGCGCTAACTCTCCTGCTACTATGGCCATTACAGATACTGTAGCGGGCCTTGGCTGCATTTGCAGAAACTCTGTGCAGCACATCGGTACTGACGTATTGTTTTTGTCTCACGGTGGATTACGCAGTGTTGGTCGAGCAGTACAAGAAAAGTCTTTGCCTCTGACAGATTTAAGCAGAAACATTAAGAGCCAGCTAACAGACTTGATTGCAAACAGGACTGACCCTACTGACTCTGTGTACAGTCCAGAAAACGCTTTTTACCTAGTTACGTTTCCTGCTGAAAACACAACACTTTGTTTTGACCTGCGGGGTAGATTAGACAATGGAGCGTATCGTGTTACTCGCTGGCCTTCTAGTAAGTTTGAGGCATGGCATAGAAAGGACGATGGAACTCTTTATACAGGAACAATCAATGGTATTGGTACTTACTTTGGTTATCAAGATGAAGGTGAGTCGTACCGTTTTAAGTACGTTAGTCCCGGATTAACATTTGGTGATCCGTCCAAGACAAAGTTTTTAAAGAAACTAAGACCTACGATTGTTGGCGGTGGCACAGAAACAATCTTTTTGAAGTGGGCTTATGATTTAGACGATGTATTTAAGTCTGCTTCGTTTGCGTTAGGTGCTGATACAAGCTCTATTGCTTTTTTTAATCAAACGTCAGAGTACAACATAGCTGAGTTTTCAGGCGGCACATCTATAACGCGCAAATCTATTAACGCAACTAGCGGTGGCTCAATTATTACTGTTGGTGTAGAAGCGGATATAAACGGATCAGAAG